GGATGGAAGCTCGGCCAGGTCCACGCCGAGCAGCCGGCGACGACCTACGCCGAGTTCAAGCGGGAGATCCTCAACGAGATCGCCCGCTGCCTGAACATGCCCTTCAACGTCGCGGCGGGCAACAGCTCGGGGTACAACTACGCCTCGGGCCGCCTGGACCACCAGACGTACTTCAAGAGCATCCGTGTCGAGCAGCACGTACTCCGCGTGGGCGTGCTGGACCGCATCCTGCGTGCGTGGCTGGACGAGGCGGTGCTCGTCGAGGGGCTCCTGCCCCAGCCGATGCGTCGAACGGACGCCGCCTCGCCCCACGCCTGGTTCTGGGACGGGACGGAGCACGTCGATCCGGCCAAGGAGGCCAACGCCCAGGCGACTCGGTTGAAGAACCACACGACGACCCTGGCCGCCGAGTACGCCCGGCAGGGCCGGGACTGGGAAGACGAACTCCGCCAGCGGGCCAAGGAAGTGACGCTGATGGAGGAGCTGGGCCTGTCGGTGGACCAGGTGACGGCGGCCTCCACAGGGGACGGGACCAATGGCAACTAAGCGGCGGAAGGCCACGACAACGAAGAAGCAGCACGACGCGCCGGCGTCGCTGGATCTGACGGCAGGCAGCGGGTACTGCAAGACGCTGCCGAGGGGGCATCGCATCGTGGCCTGCACGCCGGCGTTCCTGGACCTGACGGCGGAGGCGGAGATCGACCTCGAGGCCGCCGGCGAGGGGGATCAGGCACTGCCCCGGTTCCGCGTGGTGGCCTACACGGGCGTGGCCATGCGCATCGCCGCGTCGCAGTTCCCGGTCGTCCTCGACCTGTCGGGCCTCGAGATCCCTTCCCAGGCACGGCCCATCCGCCTCGGGCACAACCCGGCGGCAGGCGTGGGTCACACCGACTCCGTTCGGATCGAAGCGGGGAGTCTCATCGCAACGGGCGTGGTCTCGCGCGACACCGACGCGGCCCGGGAGGTCGTGGCGTCCGCGAAGAACGGCTTCCCATGGCAGGCGTCCGTCGGCACCAGCGTGGGTGATGTCGAGTTCGTTCGGGATGGGCAGAAGGCCACGGTCAATGGCCGGCAGTTCGCCGGTCCCATCAACATCGTTCGCCGGGCGACGCTCGGCGAGATCAGCTTCGTGGACGCCGGCGCCGACAGCGCCACCAGCGTCCGCATCGCCGCGGCACACAGTCCGCAGTCCGGGGACGTCAGTTTGGAGGAACGGAACATGGGTACGGATGCCGAGGAACGCACGGACGCCAGCGGCGCAATGAATGCGGCCGAAGACGGGTCTGCAGCTCCCGATTCGGGGCCGCCGACTGCGGACTCCCGACTGCAGGCTCCGGACCGCGGACTCCAGACTGCGGACTCTGGACTGCAGACTGCCCAGGACATCCGCGCCCAGGCCGTCGCCGAGACCGAGCGCATCACCGCGATCCGCCGGGTCTGCGCCGGGCAGTTCGACGAGATCCAGGCAATGGCGATCCGCGAGGGCTGGGATTCGACGCGGTGCGAGCTGGAGGTTCTCCGGGCCGGCCGGCCCAAGCCCCCGGTCGCGCCGGCGATCCACAGTATCGAATGTGTGACCACTCCTCGGGTGCTCGAGGCGGCGTGCCTGCTGACCGCGCGCCTCGACGGCGTCGAGAAGGTCTTCGACGACCAGACCCTCGAAGCGGCGAGCACGCGCTTCCGCGGCGGGATCGGCCTCCAGGAGCTCCTGCTCGAGGCCGCCTGGGCCAACGGGTACACCGGCCGCAGCTTCCGCGACAGCCGCGCCATCATGCGCCACGCGTTCTCGCCGTCGATCGAGGCCGCATCCACGATCGACATCAGCGGGATCCTCTCGAACGTGGCCAACAAGTTCCTGCTCGAGGGCTTCTTCAGCGTTGAGCGGACCTGGCGCACCATCACGGCCGTCCGCAACGTCAGCGACTTCAAGACCGTCACGAGCTACCGCCTGATCGGCACGGACCAGTACGAGCTGGTCGCCCCCGACGGGGAGCTCAAGCACGGCACGCTGGGCGAGGAGAGCTACACGAACAAGGCCGACACCTACGGCCTCATGCTCTCGATCGACCGGCGGGACCTGATCAACGACGACCTGGGCGCGATCACCAGCGTGCCCCGCAAGCTCGGGCGCGGCTCGGGCCTGAAGATCAACGACGTCTTCTGGACGACCTTCCTGGCCAACAGCGCCTTCTTCACCGCGGGCAACAACAACTTCATCAGCGGCGCCGACACGATCCTGTCCATCGACGGCCTGACCAAGGGCGAGGTCGCCTTCATGGACCAGGTGGACGCCGATGGCAAGCCGATCGGGATCATGCCGGTGGTCCTGCTGGTGCCCACGGCGCTCTCGGCGATCGGGACGCAGCTGTTCAAGAGCCTCGAGCTGCGGGACACGACCGCAAGCACCAAGTTCCCGGTGGCCAATCCGCACCAGGGCAAGTTCGCCGTTCAGGTCAGTCGCTACCTGGGCAACTCGGTGTACGCCGGCAGCTCGGCCAAGGCGTGGTACCTGCTGGCCGCCCCGGCGGACCTGCCGGTGATCGAGGTGGCATTCCTCAACGGGCAGGAGAGCCCGACCATCGAGACGGCCGACGCCGACTTCAACAAGCTCGGGATCCAGATGCGCGGCTACCACGACTTCGGCGTGGCGCTCCAGGATCCGCGCGGCGGCGTCAAGAGCAAGGGCGAGGCGTGATTGATTGATGCGGGCGGCAGGGCCTGGTGGCCCGGTCGGATTCATAACCCGACGTTGAAGGTTCGATTCCCTCGCCCGCCATTGAGAACCCGATTAAGGAGAATCACCCATGGCGACAGCGACATTCATCCATGCTGGAAGCTCGATCGACTACACGCCGACGGCGGCGGTGGCGGCCGGCGATGTGATCGTGCAGGCCAACCTGGTCGGCGTGGCGACACGCCCGATCGCGGCGAACGAACTCGGGGCGCTGGCGGTTGCCGGCGTGTTCGACTTCCCCAAGTCCACGGGCGCCGGCTCGGCGATCCCGATCGGCTCGACGGTTTACTGGGACGCGACCGGCCAGGTCGCCACGACCAGCGCCGGTGCGGGAGCGAACGAACTGCTGGGCAAGACGACACTGGTAAACGTGGACGCGGACGCGACGGTGCGCGTGCGTTTGTCGCAGTAGGAACAGTCTGGAGTCCGCAGTCCGGAGGATCGCGCCCACGGTGATCTGTGAACCACGGGCTCACACTTGCGGAGTTCGGGCCCGAACCAAGGGAGACAAGCATGGGCGCACGGGCAATCAGGGCCGGCATCGGCGTGACCTACGGGGCGAACACGAGCGACGTCGATTTCGGCGACGTTGTGATCCAGGGCGAGCTCGTGGGGATCGCCGCCGGCGACATCAAGGTGGGCAAGCCCGGCAAGATCTGGCTCACGGGGGTCTTCAACATCGTCAAGACGACTGGCGTATCGACATCCATCCCGGCCGGGTCATTGGTGTACTGGGATGCGACCAACAAGGTCGCCACCGTCACAGTCGGCGCCAACAAGCTCATCGGCAAGTCGATCCGTCTGGCCGAGGATGGCGACCGTTTCGTGCGAGTAATGCTCACGCCTTGAGGAGTCTCGGGTGACTGACCTGCTCGACCAGGGCGCGGCGTTCCTCGATGCACAGCGTCATGCGCACATGACGCGGACCGTCACCTACCGGCGGGGCACCGAGAGCACGCTCCTGGCCGCGACCATCGGACGATCCGAGTTCGAGCAGGCCGACGAGTCGGGATTCATCCGCCAGGTCGAGACCAGGGACTTCATCGTGCGGCGGGCGGACCTGGTGCTCGGCGGCCTGCTGAGTCTGCCAAAGGCCGGCGACCGGATCGACGAGCCCGACGGCAGCCTCACACAGGTCTACGAGGTTATCTCCATCGGGATCGAGCCGCCGTTCAGATACAGCGATCCCTACCGCCGGACGCTGCGCATCCACACCAAGCACGTGGGCACGGAGGGCGTGTGAGCACAGGATCGCACAAGGCCAACGGCAGGGCTCACTGGGCGGGCGTGATCCTGACCATCGTCATCGGGATGGGCGCGTTCGCCGTCCAGTGGGGCGTGGTCACGACCAAGCTCGACCAGGTCCAGGAGCGGCTCGACGAGCTCATCGTCGAGGCCCGGGCCCTGCGGAGCGAGTCCCGGGCGATCGAGCGTCGCGTCTCGTACCTCGAGGGCCGCGTCATCGGGAGGGCCGGTCAGTGAGCACGCTGGTGGACATCGCCGACGCAGTGGTGGCCAGCCTCAACGGGGGCAGCTTCAGTCAGGCGTTCACGGCCGAGCGGCTCTACAGGCCGACGTTCAGCCTGGACGACCTGACCGGCCTGAAGGTCAGCGTCGTGCCCAAGGGCGTGACGATCGCGGCCGCCTCACGCACCAGCTCGAGCTTCGACCTGGCGGTGGACATCGGGATCCAGAAGAAGATCGGCGGCGAGTCGGAGATCGACGCGCTGCTGGACCTGGCAGAGCAGATCGGCGACCATCTGCGGACCAACGCACTCGCCGGCGTGCCCGAGGCCGTGTTCGTCTCGATCGAGCACGATCCGGTGATCGCGGCCGAACACCTGGACGAACAGCGCACGCTGACGAGCGTCCTCACGGCGATATATCGGGTCAGGAGGTAGCGTCGTGGCGAACAACGTCGTGGCATTCTCGGCGGCTACGGGGAATCAGAACTGGGTGCAGATCACATCGATTCCAGTGATCGCATCATGCACGGTGTTGTCGCTGTCATCGAACTCTGCAGACGTGCAAATCAGGTACGACGGCGGCACGGCGGTGTGGCTCTCGCCTGGTCAATCGATCGACTTGGAGCGTGTGGACCTTTCGCTCTTGGAGACCAAAGGGGGCGGTGTGGGCGGCAAACTGACCGTGATTGGCGGTTCGTGGTAGGAGACTCAAGCGATGAGCGTCAAGCTGGGCATGCAGGCCAAGATCTATCGCAACACCGGCACGTGGGCTGCGCCCACCTGGGTCGAGATCGGCAACGTCAAGGACGTGACGCTGAACCTCGAGACCGGCGAAGCGGACGTGACCACACGGGGTAACGCCGGCTGGCGGGCCACGTTGGGGACCCTCAAGGATGCGAGCGTCGAGTTCGAGATGGTCTGGGAGCCGGCCGACGCCGAGTTCAGCGCCATCAAGGACGCATTCTTCAATGGGACCAGCATCGATCTGGCGGTCATGGACGGCGACATCGCCCAGACCGGCACGCAGGGCCTGCGGGCCGAGTTCTCGATCACCGCCTTCAGCCGTAACGAGCCGCTCGAGGAGGCGGTCACGGTCAACGTCACGGCCAAGCCGGCGTACTCGACCAACTCGCCGACCTGGATGGTGGCGCCATGAGTCTGCAGTCTGGAGTCCGCAGTCCGGAGGCGCGGATCATCGGCGCAGGGAACGGATCAGGCCGCCGAGCACCTTCGAGACCTCGACGGCCGCACCCGCAAGCGATTCTCCGGCCTTCTCCGGCAGGTATCCCAGGCGCTGCGCGATCGAGATCTGGTACTCCAGTTCGCGTGCGGATCCGTAGGCCAGGTCGAGGAATCGCAGGAACTCCGATTCGGTGTGCCGAGCACATCCCTCGACGATGTTGCAGGGCACCGAGATCGCCGCCCGTCGCATCTGCGAGGCGAGGCCGAAGCGCTCTTCCGGCGGGAACCCCCGCGTGGCCTCGTAGACACGGGTTACCTGGGCGTCCGACAGCTCGAATGCCTTCAGCTTTGTGTGATCGCGCATGGCCATAGGCTACAGACTCCAGACTCAGGACTCCAGACTCATGAAGTCGTTCAAGGACAACGCGGGGCGCCAGTGGTCAATCGAGGCCAACTGCGCGACGCTCAAGCGAGTCAAGGACCTGGCCGGCGTGGATCTGCTGGGCGTGCTGGATGGCACGCTCATCGAGCGGCTCTATCGGGATCCGGTGCTCCTGTGCGATGTGATCTACGTCATGTGCAAGCCGGAGGCCGACGAGTGGAACGTCAGCGACGAGGACTTCGGGCGCGCGATGGCCGGCGACGCGATCGAGCACGCGACCCAGGCCCTACTGGATGAACTCGTGTCTTTCTGCCCGAGCCCGAGGGACAGGGCCAACCTCGGGCGAGTAGTCGAGACGACCAGGCAGGTCATGGACAAGGCCCGGGACGTGGTCGAGGCCAAACTCAAGAGC